GGATACCGTCATGGTCACGGTCGCATTCAGCACCACCGGCGCGAATACGCCGTACTGGATGGTGAACCCACGGACTGCTTCGACCGCATTTTGCGCCGCGGTCAGAAAATCCGAAGAGGGAGAGCCGGTGCCATCGTCGACGACGACGTAGAAGTAGCCCGGATGGTAGGCGCCGCTGTAATCGTAGTTTTCGACCAGCGCGTAGGTGACGCCCGTCTGGAGCGACGTGAGTGCGTAGCCGATCGCGGCCTGGGTGGCCTTGGAGAGATTGGCGATGTAGCCGATGAAGCGCGCGCGCAGCGCGGTATCGCTCTCGGCATCAGCGCCGTTGGTGAAGGCGAGCGCATTGGTGACCGTGTCGACGTACGGGATCGCCTGCGTGATCACCGTGATGGTGTTGACCGCGGCATTGGTGGCAGCCCCGGTGTTGACCGCCTGCACCGCCACCGTGACCGAACTCGTCATGGCAGCGACCACGTAGCCGTTCTGCACCGGATCGAACGCCGGGTTCGTGGTATCGGCAACCACCGCATATTGCTGCGTGCCGTCCGCGGACTGCACCACCGTACCGACCGGAATCAGCGCTTGCAGCGTCGGCGTGAAGCGTGAGAACGTGACCGCACCGGTCGCGCCCTGCGCTGGCAGTCGCGTGAGCCCGTAATCGGCAACCCATGAATCCAGATCGGAGCCGACAGACGTCGCGGCGCGCGTGGTTTGCAGCAGCAGCAGGATCAGGCTTTCAAGCCACACCACCACCGAACTCGCGGCCTCGGCGATCGCGCGCAGGATCGAGCCGATGGCGAAGTCGACGAGCTGCGAGCTCGAGGCCTGTACCGCGGCCACGAAGTCGCTGACCAGCGTCGAGAAGGTCTTGGTCGTCAGGTTGGCCATGCGCTCACCGGTTCACAGAGAAGGACAAGACGACCGGGTTGCCCGTAGTGGCATCGGTGTAATTCACGGTCACGGAAACACCGCTCGGAATAGCGACGACTGTGATCTCCGGCGCCGGCGATTTCGTCACCGCGTCCTCGAGCAGAATCTGCCCGCGGACCAGTGCGCGGATGCCAGGAATATCGACCGTCTGACCGACCTTCTGCGGCAGGCCAGCGCCGTACTCCGGGTGAAAGACGTAGTCGCCTGGATTGGTGAGCAGGCGGCGCAGGATGCGCTGCTGTCCGCGCAGCGTGCCGCTGGCCGTTCCGAGATCGCCGACAGAGGCCGGCACGATGTCGTTCGACCACCATTGATTGACGTCTTGAAGGTCGCTCACTCCACCACTCCGGTCACGCCGCTGCCCGTGGTCACGCCCAGATGCTTGTGCGTCTCATCGATCGGATGGCCGTTCGCGTGCACCTGGCCGGTGAACACTGTATTGCCGTCGATGTTCACGTTGCCGCTGTGATTCCACGTCCCGGCCGATGAAATCGAGCCGTCACCGTTCAACACCACGCGCGCGCCGTGCCCGTCGTCGAACTGCGCCTTGCCGTCATTGGTCAGCTTGAAGAACGCGCCATTTTTATGCTGGATCCACAGCTCCCCGCCGGGAACCGATTGCGGCCGGTCCTCGTCGTTGAAGAGGAACCCGCACACGACGCCCGCATCGATATCGCCTTCTTGGAAGATCACCACCGCCTGCTCGCCGACATTCGGCGCGGCTTGGAATCCCCACTGCGGCCCGACATAGGGCGAGATGATCGGCAGCCAGCCGCTCTCGACGGTATCGGGCGGAAACTGCACCTTCACCGCGTACGCGTCCGGGTCGTAACCGCTGACCGTGCCGATGCGCACCGACAGCCGCAGCTGCGATGCCATCTGCGCGTGCGCGCGCATGATCTGGTGCAGTCGGCTGCTCATGGGATCGGCGCCGTATCGCTGGAGTGATTCTTCGCGCTGACTTCCATCGTGAATCCAGCATCGATCCCGAGCCGGCGCGTGATGCTTTCCGGGTAATAGACCTGATCGAAAGCCGTGCCGGTGCCTGAAACTTTGATCGTGCTCGTCTTCGAGAGCGCAGCGTCAGCCGGCAGCGTGCATTCCATCCGCATTTCGTGCTGAATGATGCCGTTGTAGAGCGCGCGCGCCTTCTGGTTCGCCTGCTCCTGCGTCAGGTTCGCGATCACGTAGCTGTAGACCTGCGCCGGCGATTTCGAGTCGCCTGGCTTGATGCCTTTCGCGTGGCTGGTCGGATAGGTCGCAGTGAATCCCTTCTTCTGCTTCTGGTTCCACGATCGCACCTGCACCACCACGCCCTTGCCGACGGTCAGCGTGCGCTGGAAGGTCAGCGATTCGACGTTCCCGACCGGCCAGCCGTTGTCGCTCGGCGGCTGCCACGTGATCGGGTACGGATTCGCACCCGGATCGGGCGCAGGTTCGAAGTGCAAATCGTGCCCCTGCACGTACACCACGAACCCGGAGAGCTGCGCCAGCCAGCAGAGCAAATCCCATTCGGTGTTCGTGGTGGTGAGCGAGACGTGATCGATCTCGTAGAACTTGCCGACCAAGCCTTGCGTGTCGGTCACAACCGGATTCAAGCCGTGCCGCGCGGCGAGTGTTTTCGCCACCTGCGATGCGGTCTGATTCTGAAACTTCTCCGTCGTCTTCGCATCGATCAGCAGCGAGGTCAGATCGCGCCCGGACAGGGTGATCGTGCCCTGCTCCAGGCTCACCGATATCTGGTCGGTGTTGCCATAGACGTAGCTCGTCAAATCCGCTGCGCTGAAGTCGTCCGGATCGGGCGGCATCCCGCCGAACAGTTCCGCGCTCACCGTCGTCTGCTGCGTGAACCAGTTCAGATCAAACGGCGCCTTGAGCTGCGAGATCGCAAAGGTCGCGCTCCAGGTATCGGCTTCGCGGAACGTGTTGTTGTCGACCTCCCATTCCGTCCAGCCGTCAGCGGCCTTGAAAGCCTGTCCATTGATCTTGACGATGCCGCGCGGCTGGCGCAGTACCGAATCAGTTGACACCGAGCAGCCCGCCGGTGGTGTCCGCCGCGGCCGGGATCTTCAGCGAAGCGAGCCCGCTGATCACCGGATCGCTGAGGCCGTTCGCTTTGGCGATCGCCGTCCAGGAGTCGGCATCGCCGTACGTGTCCGCGGCGATCTGGAAGAGGTTTCCGCCGGCGACGGTTTGCACGTTGGCCGAGCTCGACACGCTGCCGACGTTGGCGCTCATGCGCCCCAGCGTGTTCTGCAGCGCGTACATGGGCGGCAGGCTGTTGAAGGCTGCTGCTTGCCCGATGAGCGCGTTCGCGGCCGTGAGCGTTGGCGTATTCGGCAGGATCCCGCCGACCGTACCGACGTTCTGGAGCGTGTTCGTTGCCGCTGCGATCAGCGTGGTGAGCTGCGTTTGTGCCGCGGCGATCGGCAGCAGCACGGCGTTCAATGCCGACTGCGACGCATTGGCGAAGCTCGACACGCCAGCGATCGCAGTATTGATCCCGCCGAGTAGGCCGGAAAGCGTGCTGTCGCCAATCAGGCCGCCATAGCCGAATGCGGCGTCCATGTCCGCATCCATCTGGTCGTCCAGTGGCGGCGGCGCGAGCGAGGTTTGCGGCTGCGTCTGATCCTGCACCACCTCGCAAGTGATCGAATATGGGATGTAGGAGACGAAGCGATAGTCGGCCTTGAACGACTGGATCACCACGCTGTAGGACAGCTCCGACCACGTCAGCGGCACCGCTTTGCCGGCCACGCGCAGCCCGTCGAGGTAGCGCGCGCGATCCAACGCCGTGTCGCCTACGAAGATGCCGCTCCATTCCAGCGGCATGTCCGAGCGTCCCATCGCATCGATGACGCGCGCACCGCCGATCAGCTCGTGGACGTTGAGCTTCTGGTCGCCGCCGAATGGGATGCTCTCGGGCACCTCCATCCCGGAGAACTGCACGCTCTCCAGTTGCACGACGATGCCCATTGATCAGTGCGCCGGTGAGAGTGCAAGGCCGATCGGCGGTGGCGCCGAGGAAATATCCGTCGCGGTCGTGCCGGTCATCGGCGCTGCCATCGCGTTCGCCTGGTGCTTGCTGACTACGGTCGCGATCTTCTTGCCGTCGAGATTGACGGTCGTGTGCACCTGCACGTATTTGCCGCCGAAAAGATCGACGTTGTCGTCGGCGCGCGCGCTGCTACGCATGGCGCGCTTCGGCAATCCGTGGAAGTCACCGGAGTGATTCCCCGCAGCGGGATGGTTCATGTCGCCGATCGCGGAGCCGTCGTTGAAGTT